TTATGATCAAATTAGTCCAGCAGTATTTACTCATATAGGTAATATGGCTAAACAATTTTATGCAGCTGTTAATCCTACAATATTTAAAAGAACAGGTAGAGAAGTACAAGGTGAAGGTGTAAATGATAATTTTACACAAACAGAATATGAGTTAACTGATCACGGTATTGATACTTTAACTAGATTACATAGAGCTAATTGGGGATTGTTTGAAAACCAAGAAGTAAAACCATTAAGCGCTCCATCTGAAACTGGATTGTTTATGTTTGAAGGTCGTACAAGAACTAAAGATGTAACTACTCAAATTCCTGGTAGGGAAAAAGGAGACCGTAAACTTCTTAATGAAGCTAGAAAGAATGCGAACAGTGTAGCTATGGTTACAGATCAGAGAAGATTAAATACAGCTTTAATGTTTGGAATGCTAGGATTAGTAAACGCTGGTGGAAGAAGCCAAAGTACAGGTGAATATAATTTTCAAAATACTAATAATGATTATGCAAATATGTTTGGTATTGGTGAAGCAACATTTAATGCAATGGTATCTGAAAAGAAACGATTAGGAAATGCAGCTAAAAGAGCAATAGAAAGAAAGCAATTTGAAAAAGCTAAAAGCCTTCAAGCCTTAGCAGACTCTTATGATCCTGGTCATATCTTAACTTTAGAAAGAGAAAAGTTTATAAGTATACTAGAAGGAGCTGGTAGATATAGTATAAATTCTAAAGGTAATGCAATACCTAATCATTTAACATTTGCTATACAAGCATTAACAGGTAGAATGCATGCTCAACAAACAATATTTAATCCTCAAGCACATAAGTTAATTAGATTTATAGTAGGTGGAAAGAATAAATATCAATGGAAACCTGGAGATGAATCTAAGTTAGATAATAATTGGAAGGAAGGAATTAGTTCTAAGTTATTTGAAAAGAAATTTAAAAAGAAACATGGATTTAAAAGAAGTAGAGATGAAAGGATAAAAGTATTTAATGATCTTGCTAATCAAACAGATCCTAATAGTGAGTATAAAAAGTTTGTAAGATGGGGAAAAGAATTACAATCTCTTATAAATAATTTTGATAGTAGACAAGCTAAAGAACAGTTAGCTTCTCTTAAAAGTATACAAGACCCTACAAAAATGGGTGAGTTAAGGAAACAAATATTTAATAGTATATCCGATAAGAATCCTATTAAAGATCCAGAATTAAGAAGAGAATTAGCAGGTGAAGAAGAAGAAGCAATAGCTATGGCAGATTATCTTATGGACTTAGCTGCGTATGATACTGCTAAAAAAAATAATACTCATCATACTTCATCTGTAATCTTTGAAGCTGATGGCATTACTCATGGTCCTTCTACTATGGCAATGATCTTAGGTAGCACAGGAATTGCTAAGAGAGCTGGTGTTCTTATGGATCAGGACTTTTCTAAGATGGTTAGTTCATCAGACTTCCGAGATCTTAGAGACCATATGGCACGTGTTATGCATCAAAGTTTTGATGAAGTTTCAGGTGCTTTAGGTGTTAGTCATGATAAAGAAACCTATAAAGAACTACTTGACTTAGCAATTGAAGATAGACAAAACTTTCTTAAACAATCTCCGATGACTATGGGATATGGACAAGAGATAGCTTCATTAATAGATCATATAGATACTACTATATTTCTTAATCCAAAAATAGATGAATTAATTAAAACTAGATTAGGTGGTAATTATAACTCAGCTTCTGATTTCTTACATTCTATATTAGTAGATTCTATATACAAAACATTTGATACAGATACAATAAAAGCTAGTAAACAAATTAAAAATAATGCGTATGCATCTGCTTTAACAGACTTAGATATTATTATAGATGCACCTGCTGGTAATGCTCTTGCAATTTTAGGTGGAGAATCAACTCAAAAGTTTCAAACATATCTTACTGAAGCATTGTATGATGATAGCCGACGACCTATTATGAAAAAGGATAGAATAACTATAGGCAAAGATGATAAAGGTAAGCCTATATATAAAACAGATGAGCAAGGTAATGAAGTATATAATATTTATCAAGCATCAAAACAAACTTCTGTAACACATTATGGAGAAGCATATAGTCCTTCAGCTCCTAGAAATCAAGGAGGTATGAAAATATTTGGTGGCTGGACTACGGGTAGATTATTACCTGCATTAGTACAACCTTATGATGCTAACATGATAGCACGTACTTTATCTGGTAATTCATGGAATAGAATAATTGAAGAGTCTACTAAAGCAGGAAACGCACAGCCTTTTGTATTACCAATTTTTGATGCGTTCTTAGTAGACTTAGGTTCTATGAATGCAGTGTTAGAAGAATCTAACAAACATCATATTGATTCTATTATTAATCATAACTATGTAGAGAAAGTAGCACATGATTGGTATAATAATTGGAAGCAAGTAATTAATAAGATACCTGATCATATACCTTTAAAGCAAATAGATATGAATGGGATACTTGGAAGAACACCTCTTACAGAATTAGAATCAGAGAAGCATAGTTGGCGTGAAGCTAAAACAGGTAAAGGTCCTTTCCGTATGTTAGGTATAATGACTAATCAATTAGATTTACAAAAAATGTTTGCAAGAACTAAAGACTATGGAGAAACTATTAGTATTAAAGAGTGGGAACAAAAAGCATTTAGACAGGCAGGTATTGATGCTAAAGAAGCTCTTGATCAAATTAGAAAGAAAGGTGTAAAGCTTGAAGCTGATGATATAACAGGCGGTGATTTGAAAACAATTATAGATGTAATTATAAGAAGTCCTGTAGGTTTAAATCTTGATGAACAAAATAAGATTTTAGTTAAAAGAACTGCTGAAAAGAGAACTGCTTTAATACAAATGGTTAAAGAGCAGATAGCTAAAGGAATATTAAATAAAAATATTAACTTATAAATTAAAAAAAAATTCCCCGAGAATATCGTACTGATAAACTCGGGGATTTTTTTTTAGTTGTCTTTAACTTTTTGAAGAGCTTGCCTCTTCCAATTGTTAGCACTCTTCATACCTTCTTCTAAATTATTCTTTTTAGTATAGAAGTTTATAATTCTTTGGTATTCATTTTCAATTATTAATTCGTCTAATTCTTGATCAGTCATTTGATCATCAAGATTTGGATCCATCTCTAATTCATTTAGTGCTGTCTTAGTATCAGGTTGTAAGCCTAATCTTACAGGAAGTATTCCTTTCTTATGCGAAGAAGTAGTCACTGTTCTTTACCTCTCTAATGTCTAAGCTACCTAGCCTAGGTTGGTTGTAGTTAAAATTATCTGGGTTAGTTACAATCATTCGCTCAATGACTTCAAAGAAATTAGAATAGCTATACATTATTATAAACTCTTCTTTAATAAGATCTAATAGTTCATCTACATCACAGGCATGTACACTAAATGAATCGTGTACTGCACCAAAATCTCCATCCCACTTAGCAATTACTCTTGCCATATGTGAGGCATCCATAGAGTGTACAAAGTTAGGAGAGATCCCAGACATAAAAGATCTTATCTTTGGTTTGTCTGTTGGTTCTTTACCGACGTGTTGTATTCTTATTGTATCTGTTTCTTCTTTACTACCATCCTCTTTAGTTAGAATAGGTTTAACCTTTCTTTTACTGCAGCTGATGATAGCTTTCTCTTTGAATTCATTCTCAACGAATGCTTCATAAATAACTGGGAACCCAGAAGGTGTAGTCCATCTTATAGATTTCTGTTTTATATTCTTAGAATATTCAGAAGCAATCTCTGCTTCAGCAATCTTCTGTAGGAATTTCATAGTTTGCAATGGACCTGCACAAACTTTATCTATTGCTTTAATTAAATGCTTAGCAAGTAATTCACAGTCCTCTTCGGTTATATTATACTTATCTAGGTACCCTTCTACATGACAGTCAAGATACATATTCTCTGCGATCTTCTGTGCCCCTGCGCTGTACGCACGAGTCATGGAACCGCGTTTAGCTATACCTTTACGTATATGTTTCATTGGCATCTGTCTTTCTTCAAACCAATCAGGAACTCTCTTGATTAAATCTTTAGCACACTGTACATAAAAATCTTTTTGTATATCCTGTGGTACAATCCCAACTAACTCTCCTGCTTCTTTGTCTTTAGACATAGCACATAGATGTTGCCATCCATTATTAGAACCGTCAATTGGTATCGGAAGATAAGTAATATATTCTTCTTGCTCGAGTGCATCTTTAATTTCTAATACACTAGCTAGCAAGCTAATAGGTTTCTCTGCAACAGAACTTATAATTTCTTTGTCAGCTATCTCTAATAGCTTTGCAATATTATTATCAGTCCATGCTTCACGATCTTCTAACGTCATCTTATCTACAGATATATCATCTAACTCTTCATCCTTTAAGTAAGGAAGATAGTCAGTTGTTAACCACTCAGGAAGATTATCTTTACTATAAGTTTCATTATAGCAACAAGCTATATGAATCTTAAGTCTTCTTAATCCTGCGTCTGTCATTGGTTTACCTTTAGCAAAAAGCATTTGACCTCTTGCTAAATCATTACCCTGAAAGTTTAGGAATGGTGTAGTATAATATACTCTACCCCTATAGTCTGCCTCAGTGTATTGATAAAATGGTTTGTCACCTATTAGTTTTGATCGTGCTATAGTTAAATCAAATTCTATTATCTTTGATTTATATTTCTTAGGAAAATCTTTATACTGATCTAAGATTTTATTTCGATTACGAATTAAAATGTTTCGAACTTTATTATTAATTTTCCATTCAGTTTGTTGCAACACATTCATGCTTTTAATAAAGCCATTAGCTAGATAAGGTTTAAACTCTTTGCTTCTATCATGTGTCCATCCTTTTATTACAGGTCGTTCAGTAGGTTGCATTAAAGAACTAATAGGTTCTGGCTTTTCAAATACAGTTCCTTTTAATAGATCCTCACTTCCTTCTGGTACAAGTAGATCCCACTTCTCAGGTATCACTATGTAATGTGCACGACTTCTCTTAAGACTACGGTCTAAAGATTCTACAGGAATAAAAGTATTATCCCTAGTCTTACCTATATTAATCTGATGTGTCTGATAGAAAGGTTCTAAGAATAAATCCCCCATCATAACTCTAAGTCTAAACCAATCCCAAGGTGCATCATCCTTATTAGAATACTTTATTTCTGTTAAGATATGAGTGCCAACTGCTACACTTAAATGTGTGAGGTTAGCTTCACCTTGGTATGATTTGTTTCCTCTCATACTATTACGAGCGAAGTGTTGTTGTATAGTATCCATTGAGAATACTAAGTATGCTTTTAAATTTTCTAAAGATGTTTCCTTTAAAAGACTACAAGCTATGTGAGCTTTAGATTTAGTTATCTTATACTTTAAGTACTCAAGTTGCTCCTCCATTTTACTCCTTTCACTTCCTTATTATTATTTAATAACAGTATTATACCTGCTTCATCCTTATAAGTTTCTCTAAAAAGAACTCGGCTTATACCACTTTGCATTATGAGTTTAGCGCATTCCACACAGGGTGAGAGAGTGCTATATAATGTAGCACCCTCTGAACTCCCTGTACTTTTAGCTAACTTACATATTGCATTTGCTTCTGCATGTATAACCTCTTTCTTTGTAGAGCCATTAGCATTCTTACATTCATTACTCATACCAGCTGGCATGCCATTGAATCCAAACGCAAGTATGTTATTATCTTTAACGATTACCGAACCTACTTGGTGATCAGTATCGTGAGACATCTTACTGATTCGTGTAGCTATATCAAGATATAACTCATCGTATCTTTCTTGTTTATCCATTAGATCTCCGCGAAAATATCAGTTGAAGTTAGTCTCCCCGTCTTAGTGTTATATATTGCTGCACCTGCTGAACCTGTAAGACCTGTAAATCTAGATTTTAATACTCTAAACTTAATAGTGTTACGTTCAGTTTCGTTATCAGCTACTAGGTTTCTAGCGAATGCTACTATATCAAATGATATTTGTTTGATAGAACCACTACCTTTAATATCATCAATAGATGCTAGCTTACCTTCTTCAAAAGAAGCACCACCACCTGGGGCTTTTCTTAAGTGTGAGATTAAACATAACCATACATTATGTTTCTTAACAATCTTAAGTAAGTCACTCATTACTTTATCGATTGCTTCGTTACCAGACAGACCTTCAGATCCTTCTGATACTGCTATAGTTATATGGTCTAACACCAGGTATTTACAACCCATCAAACACATATACTCTATCTTATCTGTTAATGAAGTGTCACCAACAGAACCTTGATGATCAAGTAATACTAATCGTTCATCACCAAATACTTTCTCAAATCCTTGGCGTAAATCTAAATCAGTTAACTTATTATCAGCATGATCTAGTCTTTGATTTAAAGACATCTCAATAAACTTTTCAGCTGTATCACCTACACTTTCTTCAAGTGATATTAAACCTACTTTATTTTCTTCGATCACACCATCATCATCTGGTTTATCTTCTAATAAATCTAATACAATCTCTTTAACTATAGTAGATTTACCAGAGCCAGTGCCACTAGTGAACAAAGTAATTTCACCTTGTCTAATACCTTTAAGTTTATCGTTTAATCCTGTTAAACATTTAGGATAAGGTCTTGACTTGGTTCTTTGTCTTTCTTTAAACTGTTCCCAGATAGATTCACCTACTATTAAACCAGCGGGTGACCAGGTTTCTGCATCCCAGTAGCTTTGTAGTAAACTCTTAGAGCCATGCTTTAGTAGTTGTTCACATGGATCTTTCTCTAATAGCTTAGCTACTTTAACTTTACCAGCACCAATTATCTTAGCAACTTTCTGTACTGCTGCTTGACCAGCTTCATCTTTATCAAAGAATAATATTACGGATTCAAACTTTCTAATCCATTCTCTCTGCTCAAGTACAACCTTACAACCTGATGCACTTGGTATAGATACTACAGGAAATATTCTATTGTATTTATCTAGGAAACTTTGTGCCACTGCACATGCATCTAGCTCGCCTTCAGTTATTACAAGTGTCTTACCACCGTTACTTACTGCTTGACCGAACAATTCTATATTAGTAAAGTTACCGTGTGCTAGAAAACTTTTAGGTAACTTACGTTCTTTATATGCAATCACTTTACCATCATACTTATTTGTATACGGATAGAAGTGTGAACCACCGGAACCGTCAGGATTTACTGCCATCTTAATTCCGAAGTGATCTACTACTTGTTTACTTATACCACGAGAAGTAATTGCAAAACTATTTAACTCATGGATTTCATCGAGTGTTGTGCTGCTATTAGGTTTAGCAACAGGTTCTAAGTCATTCATATTATTTACTTTCTTAGTTGAATATTGACATGAAAAACAGTATGCGCCGTCTTCATAAATTGTAAACGCATCTGATGAATCACACTTTGGGCAGGCTGTCTGCTTGTAACTCATAATTAATTGTCCTTTCCAATAACTCTTTGTCATTTACTATTGTTAAAGGTAAAGCGTCTATCCACTTTTCTACTTTCACATAGAGATATTCTTTACCTTTATTTGTTATGTGTTTATCTAATGTTATGTGATAAACTTTATTGTCATTAAACTTTTCAAAGATACCTTGGTATGTATCTAACAGTGGCTTCACTACATTATCTAGGTCCGCCATTCTATTAGATACACCAGCAATAATCTCAAACTCCAGGAAATCTGAATCTTCAAAGGGCCATTCAACCCCTTGAAGTTCATCTCTCAATTCATTCTGATACTCTACGTACTTGATCTGCTTTATCGCTTTGTTCCTGTACGTCATCTGATTTGCTGACAGAGGTTTCACCTTGAATGTGTGCTTTAATATCTTCATATTCCGTCCATGTCGTTAGCATTCTTAGTAGCTTATAACTAAGATCTAACTGTTTCATAGTTTGCTCATGCTCATTCCATGTAGCTTTAATCTTTTTCCATTGTCTTGCTAATGGTACACCAGCTAATATCTTTGCTGCTTTCTTAGGACCAATACCTTTAAGACCTGGAATGTTATCTGTGTTATCACCAGTTAAACATTGAAGATACAAATTATGTAAGGCTTCTACTTCATTAATAAGTTGCCAAGTATCTTTACCATAGTTATAGTGATGACCTGGTATCTGTAATAAATCTTTATCTATACCACAGATTACATAGTCTTCTTTATTTTCTAGAGCTTCGTGTGCCCAGATAGAAACTAAATCATCTGCTTCCATACCATCTGCTTGGACAGCACCTTTAGACACAGCATATTTATGTAGATAATTTAAACTATCTTTTATTTTCTTATCAAGTTCAGGACGATTAGATTTATAATCAGGTGCTAAATCTTTTCTAAAGTTTCCTTTACCTTTAACTGCATATAAAACTACAAGCTTTTCTCTATCATCAAAAGGATTAATTAATTTATTAGATACTTCCATCTTCATATTATTACAGAAAGTATTGTAGCTTCGTCTTAATTCAGATTGATTCTTAGCTTTGTAAGCTATCTTAAAGAATATAGAATCTGTATCTACCAACATAAACTTTTGAATTGGTTTCATTTAGTTTTCCTTTCATCTTTTATTGTATACTTAGAAGTGTTAGGTGTTTGTTCTAAATACTTACGAACATCTGCATAGAATCCATTAAACTTAGAAGGTTTAATTAGATCTACTAATTCCCAGTACTCTAATATACCTAGGGTATTTACTTTAACTGTATCTCCTGGAGTTAATAAACGCTGAGGTCTTTCATTCCATTCACAGAATATAAAAGCATTTGTTAATTCTCTTTGCTTTAATAAGTAAACCATTTTATTACATGGTATATTGTACCAGGTTTTAATAAACTTAACATCGACATTACCCCAGATCTGATCGACACCATCAACTTGCCAAGCATCATGGTCTTTCCATGTACCTCTATCAATTAAGTGCCACTCAAATATCTCACATTCAATATCAAGTTTTAATTGTTCAAGCGAACGTCCTCTAGGATTATACTTTTCTGAACGTGCTTCTCTCTGATTAACAAAGTCTTTTGTTACATTAATTTCTACTATCATTAGTGAACCTCCGCATAGTTATTACCGATTGTACCTTCACCTGCCATGATTGTAACTCCTACTTTCTTAGGACCTTCAGCAAATGATTCTATTAGAATTTCTAATACACGATCAGCGTGTTCTTCTTTAACTGACCAAGCTACTTCATCATGATAATAAAGTCGGGGTTCAGCATCCAGCTTTTCTTCTTTAATCTTATTCATTTGATAAGCTACTGCTGCTTTAGTTGTAATAGCTTCACAACTTTGTAGTAAATAATTAAGTGTCTGATAATCCTGAGGTGTATATACTTTACGACCATCAAGACCAGGAACATAACCTTCAGTACTGCTTTGTGCATCTGTTGTATTCCATATAGAAACTAACTTATCTTTTAATGCTTTCAAACCAGGTATCGCATTACCGTATGCGTCAATAGATTCTTTACCTCGTTTAATATTACCTACACCTGTTAATACTTTACCAAGTTTAGTAGCACCAGCACCAAATAGAAATGCATAGATCCAAGTCTTTGCAGTACGTCTATCAGTATCAATGATGTCTGCGTTATACTGATGTATATCTCCACTCATAATTTGGTTAGTGAGGTTATCATCTTTAGCATAATGTGCAAGAGATCTGAATTGATTACCACTAGAGTCAGCACCTACTATCTTTCTTCCAGGTTCTGCTGTTAGTAATTCACGAAGTTCTTTACCAAGTTCAGCAGTTACTGCAGGTAGGTTAGCAATAACTTCATGACGACATCTAAATGTAGGTGTACCTACTACCCAGAGTTTACCATGTAATCTTCTACCAAACTGTAAGT